ACGTATGGAGGTTCTATTTATTGAGCAGAAATCTTTGCGTGAGCAACTCACTGAAATTCTGCAGGAAATTGAAGACTACACCTGGACTGAAGATGGACTTGCAAATTTCTCAATTAAAATCTCGCGTAAAGGCACTGGCCTGGAGACTTCATACTCGATCCTTCCGAAGGTACGTAAAGTACCGGAAAAAGTTGTTAAAGAATGGAAGACCACACGAGATAGTATATGGCTCCCCAACTTCTTTGAAGGAAAGGATCCTTTTGATGGACGTCAAGTTGATGAAAAAGGTTTGCCAGCTGGTGGAGTAGATAAACGCGGTTCAACCGTAATGCCCAAAACCCAAAAGAAACAAGAAGAACCGGAGACTGAATTCTGATGATTGAACTATCTGTAAACAAAAATGATCTGCGATTGCACGAAGCAGTTGCAACACTCACGCTTCCTCCCATTACTGTCAGTCGTGTAAAGGCTGATCGTGATGATCTTGAGTACGAATTGCGCCGTGCTTTTGAAGAGGTTGTCGGTGAAGTAGTGACCCGTGAACTTAAAGGAGAATTCTGATGTCTGAAGCACTTAAGAATTTGCCTCCTGAGTTGCAAGCACGTATCGCTCAAATTGTTGGAGGTTCTCCTTCCGAGCAACCTGAAACTCCACATCAAGCAGCGATTGCTAAGCCCGTTCCACCACCATCTCTTATGGATCACACCATTGCTTTGCGCCAAGAAGTTGCTCAGCTTTCTTCTCAACTGCAAGCAATTGGGCAAGTAACAGAAGCTGTTGGTCAAGCAGTAGGAGAGTTGTATCAGTTGTTTCGGGCGCAAACCGCAACTTCTGATTACAGCAGCTCGTATCAAGCGCAGCAAGATATAGAGAGTGACTATTAGTCCAGAACAGAAGGCTAAATATAATTCTGACTGGTATAGCAAAACTTCGGAGCGTAGGAAGCAAATGCTTTCAACGTTCCCTTGTTATTGCTGTGGTGATCCCGATGACACAGTTATCCAGTGGCACCACGTTGAACCAGAAAATAAAGAATTCCATTTACTCGGTGGCCGCATCGGTGAAGATAAATGGTGGAATGAAGTTCTCAAGTGCATCCCTTTATGCGCTAATTGCCATATCAAAATCCATAAAAACAAATTATGTCTAATACCCCCGAAACTCCGGTAGATAAGCCCTACCGGATTCAAACGTCTGCAGGTCATCGTAAGTACCTCTGCTCTGGCATCTATATGCCCAGTGTCACGACTGTCCTGTCAGCAACAGAGAGTGAAAAGTCAAAGGCGGGTTTACGTACTTGGCAGAAAAATAATCCTGGTGCTTTAGAAGAAGCATCTACTCGTGGATCTGCTATCCACCTGGGTTGCGAAAATTACTTACGAGGTTTGGACCCTGGTGTACCTGACCAATATCAAGAATTTTGGAATGGAATTACTCAATATCTTGATTGGTTTGATACACTGCATTGGTCGGAGCGTCCATTACGCCCTGATTGGAATCACTTACGAAGTGACGATAGAGAGGTTGCATATGTCTGGTCCACCGAGCACAAGTATGCAGGATGTCCTGATCTCATTGGTGAGATTGGCGGGGTCCGAGTTATCGCTGACTTTAAAACTAGCAATGCTCCATATATGTCTACTTTTCCTGATCGGGGAGATCGTATTGGATTCGGCGGTTACCGAAAATATACAAAGTGCGCTCAACAAATGGCCGCATATAGATACGCACTAAATGAACGCACAGGCTTTCTGTGTGATGTTGCTTTGATTATTGTCTCCACTCCAGAGACTACCCAAGGCATTTTCATTGATGGTGATCAGCTCGCTTTACATGAAGCTCGCTTTTTAAAACGTTGTACACAGTTCCACGAGATTGATAATGAAACTACGGATTGCAGTTCACAAGAAATGCAAGAACAAACAGAGTCAGCCAGCACGTGATTGGCAGAACATTGAAGAGAGCCTTGACTGGCTCATGGGCTGGGTCAGTAACGGGTATGGCTGGGTAGCCACTCATTTTCGCAATCGACACCGTCGTGCAGATAACGCAGCCGGTTCCAACATGGTGGTCATCGACATTGATGGCGACACCACGTTGGGCCGGTTTTGGTCTACCGATACAGCTCGTCAGTGGTGTGCAGCGACCTATACCTCTGCTAGCCACACTGAGCAATCTCATCGGTTTCGTGCGCTGTTTCCACTAAGCATTGACCTCAGTAGCACTACTGAACATCGAGGTGCTTACTGGCTCATTGTCAATCGTCTTCTTGCAGAGCTCGATATCACTGAGCTAGAGGACAACTGTGGTCAAAAACCTGAGCGCCTTTGGTATGGCAATACCGAAGCGGAGATCAAGCGCAATGCAGAGTTTGAACCTGTTCCAGAGTTCCTTCTCAACGATATTGCTTATGAAGAGGCTACTAATTTCACGTCTTCTGATGTCACTGATCTCGACATTCGTCGTTGTAAGTGGCTTCTAGATGAGTTTCTAAGGCCATCTGAAGACGGTGAGTACGAGAGCTATTACGTCCCTGTCATGGCTGCTTGTGCAGGCGTTGGCGAGCCTTTGTTTGATACATGGGTTGATTGGGTTCTCCGTGGTCATCACGGTGAGAAGCAAGAAAACACTGCTGCATTTAAGTGGCGCGGACTTGGATCATATTCAGGTCACACTACGCTCTATTCACTTGCTAAAAAGCAAGATGCAGACTGGACGCGAAAGCTTCCATCTGATCTGAGGTTTGGTGCTGCTGGAGCGGCGGCTGGTTATACAGAGTATGACCCGATGCCAGATCTCGACGACATCATTAATATTGCTAAAGGAGGAAAAGTGGGAGATGTAGTTGAACTGGAACCAGTACCAGATGCACAACAAGTTAAGCGTCGCGGTCGTCCGAAGAAAAGCAGTGACGATCTAGCAAAGGAGCGAGAAAGCGACGTCTCAAAGGTGAAGGACATCTTGCATGATCTTCGTAAGAACGAATTGACTGGAGCTATTGAGTACACCGATTCTCAAGGGCGCACTATTGCGCTCCAAGGGCAAGACCTTGACCTCATGACAGTCAAGCTCTCCTGTGAGAACGGAGTTTTCATTCCAGAGCAGCGAGTCAAGTCCGCTATTCAGTACGCAGCGATTCGAAACTCTTACTGCCCTATCAGGCGGTACTTGGATCATTGTTCTGCCAGTACAGAGCCTCACCCCGACTGGGACCGTATTGGCGAAGTTTTCCTAGGTAACCGGCACAAGATCGCAACCACTGCAATGCAGCGGATGATGATCGGTGCTGTTGCCCGTGCCTTCAACCCTGGTTGCTCAATGTCTTGGCTGCCAATCCTGGTTGGACCTCAAGGCGCAGGCAAGTCGCAGTTCTCTCGGAACTTAGTTCCACAAGATCTGTTCTCTGAGATCACGACTCCCCTCGACACGCTCATGAAAGAGCAGTATCGGCTTCACGTCGCTTGGCTGCTTGAGCTACCTGAAATTGATAACTATTTCAATACCCGAAACATTGAAAACTTCAAGAACCTCGTTACTACACGTGTTGATGAAGTGCGATACCCATATGCATCCTTGCCTAGTAAGCTTGCTCGTCGTTTCGTCCTTATTGGCACTACTAACCGCAACCAGTTTTTGGTTGATAGTACGGGTAACCGTCGATTTGTTCCCTTAGAAATTGGTGCAGGTTTTCAAATTCCTTGGCGTGAATTAGTTCAACAACGTGATAGTCTATGGGCTGCAGCGGTGCAGGCATATCGTGCTGATGTTGGATATGAATTCAATAGCGGTGAGATCGCAGCAATCGCTGAATACATCCAGGAATTTGGTGATCCAGATCCTTGGATGGACAAAGTCGCTTCATACGTAGCTATTCGCGAGGAAGTTACAGCTGCTGAGATTCTTACGAATGCTCTTGAGCTAGACCCACGTAACCAAGCACGGCGTGAAGGTAGAAGGGTCGCTGATGTACTTCAGGCACTTGGCTGGAGACGTCTAGTCACCAGACGCAAAGATCCTGTTTCAGGTAAATCTAAGTCTGTTCGTATTTGGCAGCGACCTAAGGATGATCCTCTTATGGAAGATCACATCCTCAACGACTTCTAACTACACTCTTAATAAGAGACATTATATATTCAAGTTAAATCAAATGAATTCAAAAGATATCAAGCTTGGCTTGCGTGTGTCTATTTGTCCTAACTCTCCTCTCGACAAATCAGATCCAAGAACTGCTCTTGTTGTTGGTACTCCTGAGTACTACACACCTAGAGCAAAACTGGTACGCATTAAATATGAGAACAGTACTCGTTACGAATACAAACTCAATCATCAAATGGAAGCCTTGCCTATTGACCAGCAGTATCCCGCTCACGGCGGAACGTATGTAAAACCAGAAGGTGATTTCTAATGGCTGAATCTAAACCTCGAAAGAAAGTTGGTGGCCATACATACGGCAGGCGTAACGCTGAGCTCTCCAATACAGCCGAAGAGGGGCCTTTGTGCCTTTATTCCGGCCATGCCATTGGCCGCTTTAGCTCCAGTTCAATGCGATACGACAGCCATCAAGCGTGCACTCGTTGCGTTGCTGCTGCAAGAGAAGGTCGATTGTCATTCGACATTGATCGTCTATTAAAGAGAGAACGTAAGAGAGCCCTGAAGTTCTGGTCTCAAGTAGAGATCGGACAGCCTGACGAATGCTGGAACTGGACTGGCTACAAAGCAAAAGGAACTGGCATGCCCCAGTTTCCTTGGCGGCGTCCAGGTATTAGCACCAGCACCCAGCATCATCCTCAACGTGTCGCTATGTGGTTTACCTGGGGTGACTTAGGCATGACTGGCGTGAAATCCACATGTGGCAATAAGTACTGTTGCAACCCCTTTCATTTAATCCCTCAAAAGATTGGCGTTTTTGTTGACTCTGAGTCATACATCGAAAGCTTTGAACTGCAGTGCCAGCTCCAGACTCTCAAGCAGCAAGTCAATGAATACATTGTTGAAGTTGCCATGAAAGAACAGGAGAAACTTCTCAAGGAAATGGAATTGCAGGAGCGAGGTGACTTGATCTTTGAACCTGAGACAGATTTCTCAGATCGTTGGGAAGCTGTAGTCGAAGATATGCTGTTTGGAAGGCATCCAAGTCAGACCACAGATACTGATAACAAGTCCACATAAAACGTTTAATTTAATTATCCTTAAACAAGAATCATTTCAATGTCTAGACGAAACGAACTTATCCAACGCCTCATTGCTTCTGAAAAATTTGGCGCAGAGAAAGAACAGGAACAAAAGTTCCTGACTGCCACAGCAGAATTAATTCTGCACGACCTTGTCAATATCGCCATCACTGGAGTTGAACAGCAAGGTGCCGGTTCATTGGTCATCAACCTTATGAACGATTCAACAACGTTTATGTCTGGTTCATCAATTGAATCTGATATCTACGTTGCTGAGAGCAATGAAGATGATGAGATCTTGGAGTTTCTCCGAACATTACTAGAGGAGATCGATACGAATGATTGGTCAAAAAACGTATTAATTACCTTAATCAGTGATGTTGGAACAAGAACATTTGCAGTCGAAGCAGGAGGGAGCCAAGAAAGCTTCCGAGCGCTCGCAGAAGAATTTAGCGGATAAGTTACAAGCCAAGGGGCTAAAGCTACCTCTGTATCCCACGCCTCAGCTTATCGATCGTGCTCGTCTAGTTATGGGCAGCATCGATTTTGATCCAACATCTGATCCTGTTCAACAGGTTCTTGTGGATGCAACGTCTGTCCCAAGCATTGAAATCAACCCACTTCAAGAGCACTGGCATGGCAATGTCTGGGTAGCACCTAAAGGGGCAGTAAGGGATAACCGTCTATGGCTTAAGAAAACCCTTTCAGAGTATCGGAATGGATATGTCAACAGTTTTGTTTTCTTTAGCAGTGCATCTGAACTTCTGAGAGCTGAGCCAGTTATCTGGGATTACCCCGTTTGTATTCCTTTCAAACGAGTAAAGCAGCTCCGTGCTGGTCCTAACGGCTTCGAGCAGGTCTGCCCTTCCACTTGGAATTTACTTATCTATGGGCCTCCTCTCGATCAGACATTGACTGATATTGATAAGGTCTCTCTTTTTTACAATACTTTCCGAGATATTGGACGTGTCATCTACAGTGAATTCGCTGGAGATGGATGGACAAAAGATCTTGAGTATTACGAGGAGAACAGAGGTAATGTTTAATGAGCAAGCATATTAAGCCTGATTCGTTTTATAACCTTCCATCTGGAAAGCGGGTTCATCCTTCTCGTTTAATCCTCAAAGATGGAACACTTATGTGGAGACATGCGCTTACGGTTTCTGGCTCTCAAGCCAATCTCCCACAGTGTGAAGCTCATGAAAACCATATACTAAAAACTGCTCAGCGCTTAGAAGAGCTGAACAGTTGGGTGTCTCATGGATTAGAGCCTTGGCAAGCACTAAATATTATCTCTTGGTACGTACCTAATGTTCCCGATTTATCTGAAGGCATCTGCGTGTATTTTAAGCACTCAACTCACGACCTTGACTTCACTTATAAACATCTCCTTCCTCATATACAGGACCATGAGACCTTGGAAGTTCGGAAGTCTGCCATATTCTTCCGAAGATGTTGACACAAGGCCGCCTAACAGCGGCTTTACTACTTTAGCAAATTAATAAGTCGGTTCAAATACCATTGAGCTTTTTCTGCATCTTGAACAGGATTCTCCTTGTGCCACAAACGCAACAAGTATTTCAGGGCATTTGCTTGCATTACAGCAGCTTGATTCGAAGGTGCACTTTCTACTGCATCCTCGATGATGTCGATCACTTCAACACGTCCTGATGTGTAATGAGAAGGGCTATTCACCATGTCTTTTGAACGGTCAAGATTCTGCTGCATTGCAGGACCACCTTCCCAAAGTCTAATCCCGTCAATATCAAAACCACTGAACTTAAAATTGTTCGAATTCAATGAATCTTCTTTATGCATATATCCTCGCAAGTGCTTATATCTCAGTCTAATATAAGAATGCAAAGTAAACAATGGGTTATATGACCAGTATTAAAGGTGATCCTACATATATTAATGACCCTGATAAATATTTTATTTCCATTGCCTGTGCAGTTAGTCAGGCTTCTACTCACCCTTCAGCGCCTGGTGGCTGTGTCATTGCCCGTGGTCGAGAAATCATCGGCGATGGGCGCAGCCTGTATACCGACAGTAAGGTCGAAATTGACTGTGTAAGTCATGCCATTGCCTCTGCTGCTAAATGCGGCACTGCTGTAATTGGCGCAACGATCTACACAACGAGGTATCCCTTCGCTGCATCAGTCTTTCAGGCCCATGTAATGGGTATTCGGAAGTTTGTTTTCCTGCAACATCAATGGGAGCCTTTCTATAAAGATGAGTTCAGAAGAGCTGCTCGTTTAGCTCGTGAACTCAAGATTGCAATTGAACCTGTATATAACAATGAAGACCAACGATTCACTACCAACAAAAACATCCGAGAGGACGATTCAGTTTTCAACTGGGAAGATAACTCGTTCTCGCCAGATGAATATGATTCAGACCATGCAAAAATTACCGACCATGAAGACTCAACTTCTGTTTGACTTAGAATCCACTGGACTCCTTCGTCAAGGATCAAGTATTCACTGCATTGTTGTACGTGACAGTGATAAAGCTACAACTGAAGTCTTTGATCATCAACCTGAACGGGCTGTTATTCAAGGTGTTAAACAGCTTGAAAGAGCTGATGTCCTTATTGGACACAACATCATTGGATATGACGTCCCATTGATCAAAGAACAGTTCCCTGACTTTGCACCACAGGGGCAGTTGATTGACACTCTTGTTCTCAGCCGCCTCTTCTATCCTCACATTCAAGACCGAGACTTTGAGCGCCGACCCTCTGGGATGCCTCAACGTCTTTATGGCAGACACTCTCTTGAAGCATGGGGTTACAGGCTCAAATGCTTCAAGGGTGACTTCGGTAAACACGAAGGGAACTGGGCTGTATATACACCTGAGATGCTCGATTACTGCATTCAGGATACTGAGGTGACACTCAAACTTTGGCAACTTATGCAACGGAGATTTAACGACTATGCCTGAAAAAAACGCACCGCTCACTGAAGAAGAGCTTACTAAAGCAGCTGATTACTTCTTCCCTCTCTTTGACATCATTCTTACAAGGATGCCCGAAGGTTCCAAAATTGAAGATACTTTAAAAGTAATGGAGAACGTTGCTCGTCTTGCACAAAAGAATCGAGCAGATGATCGTGAGAAAGAGATCAAAGAGAAGTTCGGATTTAACAAAACAACGGAGGACACTGATGATGCTTGATTGCGTCAACCTGGAAATGCGTATGGCTGAAATCATGGCTCAACAAGAGGCCAGTGGATTTCGGTTTGATGTAGCCGCCGCAGAACGTGTGCGGAGCGAACTGCAGACAGAGTCTGAAAACCTTGAGCTGGCTATCCAAGCTCGTTACGTGTATGTCCCTGGCAAGGTCTACACACCTAAACGTGCCAATAAAACCAAGGGTTATGTAGCTGGTGCGCCTATGACCAAGCTGCTTGACTTCAATCCGACTAGCAGGCAGCACATTGCTTGGGCTTTGCAAAACCATCGAGGTGCCCGCTTCACCAAAGTTACTGAGACAGGCAAGCCGAAAGTAGATGAAGCCACGCTTTCTGAGATGCGGGACCTTGCTTTATCTCAGGACAACACACTTCTCCATCAAGAGTGTGAGATGTTTATCCGTTTGCTGACCCTACAGAAATGGCTGGGTCAATTGTCGGAGGGGACAAACTCCTGGTTCAACACAATTGAACCTGACGGATGCATTCATCACAGCTGCAGCCTTGCGACCCAAACCGGGCGTAACGCGCACCGTGGTCCCAACCTCGGACAAGTGGTTTCCGCACCTTGGGCACGTCAGTTGTTTGTTCCTCATCCTGGCCATGTGATGGTCGGTGCTGATTTAGAAGGCTTGGAGCTCAGATGCTTAGGGCATTACCTCAGCGCCTACGACAAGGGTGCATTTGCCGATGTTGTCCTGAACGGTGATATCCATCAACAGAATGCAGACCGTGTCGGTTGTTCTCGCCGTGATGTGAAGACACTTACTTATGCCTTCATCTATGGGGCGGGGGATCAGAAGCTTGGACACAGCCTGCATCCAGAGCTTAGCGATGCACAAAAGAAGCAGCTAGGTCAAGAGCTGCGACGGAAATTTCTTGACGCTATCCCCGGTTTGGAGCCTCTTATTAATGCAGTTAAAGAACGAGTTAGAGCTAGCGGTCGTCTTAGGGGCCTTGATGGGCGTCCTATTTTCTGTCGTGCAGAACATGCCAGCCTCAACTACCTACTCCAATCTGCTGGAGCCATCATCAGCAAGCGCTGGGTGGTAGTAGGTCAAGACCTATTAGATGAGGCAGGGCTGACTTATGACGTTGACTACACCCGTTGTGCTTACGTTCACGATGAAGTTCAGTTCTCAGTAGTACCCCAAGAAGTTGATAGGGTCAAAACGCTTCTAGAAAATGCTGCTCCTCTAGCAGGGCAGTACTACAAGTTCCGTGTGCCTATCACGGCCTCTGCTGATTCAGGCCAAAACTGGTCCGATACACACTAGCGAAACCATATCAAGCATCTTATAAATATAATGTAGGAATGCTTGATATTGCTATCCGAGAACTGCAATCTAGGCATCCTTGGATGCTCTATGAGGAAGCATTTGCTCTTATGATTGATAGCTATAACCGTCATTGTGCTCAGGGTAAATATTCAGGAATGAATAGAACACTCATGAATATTGATTTTGGCATATTCCTTAGGGAAGACCGTCAGAAACTACTAGATCGATTGGCAGTTATTCAAGAGTTCAATTAATTACTAGTTATGGAAGAGAATCCAACTGTCAGCATTGTCTTAGATGAGAGGGCTATTCGCGCTCTTTCTTCTGCTGTCAACTTCACGTTAGACAAATGGGCGGGTCAAGGCTTTATGGATCAAGAAGAGCTCTTTTGCCTTAAGCCGTTTTTGTACGGAGCTATTCTTGAATTCGACCTTATGAGAAGTTTGGACTAACTGTTCGCCATGAACTGGTAGCAATCGATACAATTAATATATACGTTCATCCCTATTTAAGGGACGCAAGTAGGTCAGAGACCGAAGGAACGGGAGATTCACTTAAACAAGGAGTTTCCAATGACTACTATTCAAGTGCGTGCAATTGAAAATGCACGTAAGGATTATCAGCGTGCTCGCAAAGAATTGCAGCGAGCTAGACTTATGGAGACCACTTATCGTGGCGTTCCGTACTGTACTGATTCACACGAACCTAATACAGCACACTATTGCTGCACATATCGCGGCATTTCATACACAAGCTAATTGCTAATTATATGCGCCTTATTGCTTTTCTCTTCTCACTGATCCTTATGGCAACACCTGTATTTGCTACTGATGTAATTATGGGTGCTAATGCCAGTTTGGTTTTTGATCCCTCTGATATCACAATTAATGCAGGGGACACTATTCGCTTCGTTAATGAAGCACTGCCTCCACACAATGTGATCATTGAAGACTTTCCAAACCTTTCTCACGACGGTCTGGCTTTTGCTTCTGGTGAATCATTTGAAATTACCTTCCCTGATTCAGGTGATTTTAATTTCTGGTGTGACCCACATAAAGGTGCAGGGATGACTGGTACAATTCATGTCAAATGAATCCAATTAAATATCTGACCTCTGCTTAACAGCAGGGGTCTTTTTTTGTTTCTTATTTGTTTATACTTACTGAAGCGGTAAGTATATATCGCTATTTATATTAATTATTTTTACCATGAAATCTATTCTTGCTGCTGGCGTTATCGTCGGCTCTTTGTCCGCGCCTGCTTTTGCTGGTCCTTATGCCAACGTTGAAAACAACGCTTCTTGGATTGGTTCTGAATTTGAAATTGGTGTGACTGAAGTCCACGCTGGTTATGAAATTGAAGCTAGCGAAGACGTTGCTATCTATGTACAGGCTGGCCCTGCATTTATCTCGATTGAAGATGAGGATCTGGAGACTGAAATCTCTGGCTATATCGGCATCACCGCTGATGTGTCTGAATCCCTGGAACTTTATGGCGAGCTTGGATTCCTGACTGCTGATAAAGAATTTGACACTGATACTCTTTCCGTCGCCACTGAAATTGGCGCAACGTATCGCTTCTGATTGAATTAAATATACCTAAGGGGCTCCTATTGGAGCCTCTTTTTTTATGTTTTTAATACAATAAATAGAGACTATGTAATAGATAGATGCGTCGTAAAGCTGGTGATTTAATTGCGGAAATGCTGCGTCAAGTTGAAGAAACGAAGAGCCAAAGGAAAATTGTAGGTTCTGGCGAATATGGTGTGGTCTATGAATCAAATACGCCTGGTAATGTAATTAAAGAAGCCCGAGACCTTGACGAAGACTTAACTAAAGAAGCAGATTTTCAATCTATTGCTGCTGATATGGGCATTGCTCCTCGGGTTTCAAGCGTCACAACTTCTCCTTTTTATTCCGACAGTCTTGAGATGCAAGATATAAGAACTAACTTTGAAAAATCTCCATCAAATTTACAGTGGCCTACTGGTAACAATGCTGTAAGAGTTAATCAGCAGCTTGGTCAACTTGCTTTAAAAGGTATCCGTTTAGAAGATAGACACGCGGGCAACGTGCTTTACAACAAAATGACTGGTCGTCCTATGCAGATTGACTTCGGCGTTGCAGACCGAATGTCTCCCGATCAGCAAGCAGCATATCTAGCGGATGTTACCGCTGAGGGATTTAAAGCTGCTGGTATTGGTGAACTTGGCGATATTTTACGTGCAACTGTTGTTGACTACTTAGAAGGCGGGCAAGTGAAAGAAGCAATGGATATCGCGAAGCAAGGATTTAGTCGGTTGCAGAAAATCAAAACACCCTTGGCGTCATAGTCTATTGATGACTTCATTTGTTACTAGAGTTTGAGGTCTAAAGGATTCTGCGCGATCCTTCTCAAATCCCATAAGACGATTACGATCCTGCTGCATCGATAGACCAGAAGTAAATCCGCCAGTACCTGCTGATCGTTCTGAGGTGAATGGTCTTCTCTGTTTATCGTAAGCCCAGAAGGCTTTAAATTGTTTTGCTCTATTGAGAGCTGTTAGCCGATCTGATGGATTGTAGTCAGCGCGATCTTCCATCGTCAGGCGACGGCGATCGATTGGCTTATTCCTTAAATCAGCAGACACGGCTATATAGCTTACTAATTACTATTATAATTTGTCTGGTCTGATTGAATTCCTACTTCAGTATTCAGTCTGCGTACTGCAGTTGTAATTGGCATCATTGTTGCCATTAGCTTTTTTGGGAGTTCTACCTCCTGTGCCACTAAACGCTCAACTTGATTTTCAATCCTGTTTAAGCGCTCATCGTATGTGTTTAATTTCATATTGACTAACTTCGCGCCTATTGCTAAAGCCAGTACTGGTCCAAGAACATACTCCATATATAAGTAAATAACTTTTTGAAGTCTAACGATTATCCATAAATTTGGAGACCATCATCTTCTAGGTCATCATCTTCCCAACCGGGATCCATAATATCTGTGGGTATATCGTCAGGTTCATCAACATTGAGTTCAAGCAGATTCATGAAAGTCTCCTCTGAGATAATTTCAGGTAATCCGCTTTGCTGCTCTTCGATTTTAAAAACGATGCCGCTAGACAACAGAGTATTCTGTACTCCGTTTTTCTGCTCCATTCTTGATTTGAGTAAGCGCAAAGCTACTTTTTCTAGTGCAGGTCTGCTCATTCTTGTTACTTCGTATCTCGCTCGCTGTAGTGCAAACCGTTGCTCGATCGTCAATTGTTCGTTCATCTAATTCTTCCTCTATAAATCTTTTGTTTGAGATCCATTCTTCAATTAATTCTTTGGCTATTTCGTTAAAAAAGTCTTGGCGTTGAAACCATGTTAGCCAATGTTCAGAAGCTTTTGAGTGATTACACTCTCGACATGCAGGAACAAGATTGCTGCGTAGACTCGAACCTCCTCTTGAACGTGGTTTTAAATGATCAAGCGTCTCAGCACGGTTGCTGCGACAGTAACAACACAAGCCGCCCCAGCCGTATTTAATTGACTTTCGGAACTTGCGCTTTGCAGCCCCTTTAGAGAGGCAATCTAGGTTGAACAATAAGTCAGCCCAGTCTTCAGCGATACCCATTCGTTCTTATTTAAGGAACTTATTATGACTGTAACGATACGCCGTTCTTTTTGTGATTTATTACTTAAATCGACTATCAGCCAAAGCATCTAACTTATCTTCAATCCGAACCATATGACCTTCTACTCTTTCTAATGCTTTTGCAAAATCATCTTTAGATACAAAATCCCTCACCATATTTAGCTCAATGCAATCCACTCTTTTATCGAGCTCAAGTATTCGTGACTGGATTCTGCTCGTCAAAACTGCACCTCCAGTGACTACAGCCACAACGGCACTAACAATTGATTCAACCATCTGACCGCTGCCTTTTCTTATATTTTAACTCACATTTTCAATTCTATTATTTTAGACTTATATGGATTTAAGATATTTATATGAACCTCGCTATAGACGAACTCTATCTTAATCCCGGCCTTGTAATTCGTAAGTCTCCTACCCATCGTTGGGGTGTATTTACAACTAAACGGATTAAACAGTATGATGTCCTTCAAGAATCACCTTACTGTACATTCCCTTATTCTGAACTCAAGAAGAAAGGCGATGTTATTGTAAGATACACCTACGATTCATCTGAATATGACGGTGCTGATGATGTTGTTATGGGTTTCGGCTTCGCAGCACTATACAACCATAGTACCGATTCAAATGCTCGCTATGAATTAGATACTGTTAATGAAGTCATGCGCCACTTTGCAACTAAAGACATCCCTGCAGGGTCTGAGATCTTCATTGACTACGGATATGCTGATGACGAAGAGTGCGACTGGGGAGATTATTAATCCTCTCTTTTTTTGACGGATTTGTGGCTATATGAAATAGTCCAACCTTCTTGACCAAATTCTCCAACTTCCTCAAATTTCCAATCAAGCTCTTCCTCCTTTGGTTGAGCTTTTAGCCAATCCTCTTCTGCCCTATCTAATTTGCTGGGCAGTGTCGCTTTAAATTTCTGTGCTTGAATCATTCGATGCAAGCGTTCTTCAGGGCTGCGGGAATTAAATCGCCACAGCCACTTACCATCTTTTGGGATATTAGCTTCTAAGCCACTTAAAGCTTTTTTGGCTTGATGCTTTCTAGTGCACTAATTAACAGTTGTACAACCGAGTTAGATTTAAGTGGTGTCAAAGCAATAATTTCGGATGCCGCTGCTAACACAATCCAAAAAATAGGAGATTCAATAATACCCATAACATTATCCTGATTTGTCTTTATTCTAGCTAATCAAATTGTCTAGTTAGATCTAATTTAATTTAACGTGCACGGGCAGAGTTTAATGGGTGTTCTGCAAAAGCAGCATAAAG